CACCACCTGTGGTATTACAAGCACGAGTTTCTATCGTAGTCCAATTACTTCCACCATCGGTGCTTACATCAACATAGAAGTATGCAACACCTGTAACATAACCTTGGTAGTAGGGGTCTTGGGAACCCGTAGTGTATTGAACAGCATCAGAAGTTAAATCGTAATCATAGGTTCCTGCAATAACAATTTGACTAAATCCAGTTTCAGAACCATAAGAATAAGTTTCGGATACGGTGGTTGAACCAGAATCAAAACCTCCAGCGTTTGGGTTTAGTGTTAAGCCCGTATTTCCACCTGTAGCAGAACCACTGCCATCATAAGCGTTCTCTGGGTCAGCCCACGAACCTGTATAACTTGATGGTAAATAGGGGTTACTAAAGCCTCCGCCACCACCTGTGGTTCCGTTAAATACCCCGTATCCAATAGTTATCATCTCAAACTCCTTTAATTAGTATATCAAGTAGGTTTTCTAGGTCAGAATAGTCTTCCTGAAGGTAATGAATATTAATAGTCTTATCAAACGGAACTTTAACGCTACCGCCCTCATAGTCTATTTGAATAATGTTTCCATTATCGTCTGTTTCCATATTCCAAATGTTTTGTTTACAAATTCCCATAGTTATCCTTAAGTGTAAGAAACATAAGCATCCCAACATTGACCTTGCAATACGGCTCTTGTAAGTGTCGTACCCGTGGTTCTAGCACCAGAGAATCTGACTATAAGATTGCTGAGATTCAAACTGGTGGGCAGTGTGATGGTAGCCGTAGTTAATGCGGTTCCACCATTTGAATTATCCGTAGCAATGGTTGTCCAAGAAGTACCACCATTGGTTGAATAACTAATGTCTCCAGATGCCACATTGGTTCCAGAAGCAGGTGGTATAGCAAGGAATCCGTAATTTAACTTTAATGTTGCGGTTGATGTAGCCTGAGCAGACCAAGCCATTTTCACATAACCTGTATTGGGTGCAGTGGAAGGTATCGCAGCGTTTCCGTAGGTTGTGGTATCGCCAAATGATAAATCAACTGTCTGACCGCTATTAGTCCACGCTTCTCCAGCATCAGCCGTGAAGGTACTGGGTCTAACAAGCGTAGCCACCGTAAGTGATACAGCATTTGAGTTAACCGAAGTGGTTGTATTAACAGTTGATGTTACTGTATTTGAAGTAGTCGTTGCAGTGGTATTAACTGTTGATGTAACCGAATTGCTATTAACGGTATTGGTTGTATTGATGGTAGCCGTAACATTATTCGTTTGAGCCGTTGATGTTAAAGTTACAGAAGCGTTGTTAGATGTAGTACTTAAACCAACACCGTTTCTTGAATTGGTAACCACAACATAATAAGTACCATTTACGGCAGCAATGTAAGAACTTGAGTTAGCACCACCAATAGCACCACCACCATTCCACCATTGGTAAGAAAGCGTACCATTACCCGTTGCCGTTACCGATAATGTCGTTGAAGCAGTTGAACCAGTAGCAATACAATAATAAGTTCCATTGGTAGATGTTGAATAGGTAGAAGAAGTTGCACCAGAAATAAGTCCAGTAGAAGTGTTATACCATTGGTAAGTTATGCTTCCATTACTAGTAACGCTTTGAGTAAATGCTACAGCACCACCCGTATCCGTTGTGCTTACTGCACAGTAAATTCCATTTGCAGTACTTGAACTGCTTGTTGAATAACTGGATGTGGTAACGCCTGTTGATGATCCATCTTTATACCAAAGATAACTTGTAGTACCAGAACTTGTTGCTGTTACGCTAAATGTATTAGTTCCAACTTTTGTATTAGTTACCACACAATAAACGCTACCAGCCGTACTCGTTGTAAATGATGACGAGTTAGTTCCAGCCGTACCACCATTTAGATACCACTGATAACTCAATGTTCCGCTATCTGGACTTGTTGCAGTAATGCTAAATGTATTGCTATTTGTTTTTGTATTGGTTACAACGCATCTGTAAAGATAACCGTTCATACCAGATGTTGTATTTTCTGTTGTGTACGATGATGTAGTTCCACCTGTACCTGTACTCACATTGGAATAATTAGCACCACTATCGGTAGACCTTTGCCATTGATAAGATATAGTTCCACTATCTGGGCTTGATGCCGTTATAGAAAATGTAGCAGCAGAACCAGTATTAACGCTTTGTGCAGATGGTTGACTTGATATAGTCGGAGTTCCAGCATTGGCTGTTTGACTAGTAGGCTGTGCTGTAATAGATGGAGAACCCGCACTTGCTGTTTGGCTTGTAGGTTGAGAAGTAATCGTAACCGTTGGTGTATAGGTTTTATTTGTTGGTTGAACCGAAATACTAGTTGATGATGTAAAACCAGTTGGTTGAGATGTTATGGTTGGTGCAACAACAGCCAGATAAACTGTACGCCAAGCAGTTCCATCATAATATTTTATTTCTTTCGCAGTTCGCCAAGCCGTTCCATCGTAATACTTTGGAGTCTGAATAACTCTCCAAGCACCGCTTGCATAGTATTTAAAACTGTTATCAGGCATTAACTACTCCTAGTAATACCAAACCATATCACCCGCAGCAGGAGACACAGGGTCTGAACCGCCAGTCTGAACAGTTAGTTTACCAAGAGCCGAGCCACTTTTGATAGTCACAGTTCCGCTAAATGTACCTGTTGTGGCAGCCACAGAACCACCAGACAGATTGGTTGCAGTCGTAGCCGTAGTTGCACTGGTTGCAGATGTAGCCGTAGAAGCATTACCGCTTAGTGTTGCAGTAATTGTTCCAGCAGAGAAGTTACCAGAAGCATCTCTAGCCACAATCGTACTTGCCGTATTTGAACTTGTAGCATTAGATGTAACTGTAAAAGTAGATGCAGCAGAACCGTTATAGGTTGTTGAGCCAGATAGCCCAGTGCCAGAAACATTAAGTGTTAATGTGTTGAGATTGGAACCAAGTGCAACACCACTAATGGTTGAATTTGCCAGTTTATTGTTAGCAATAGAACCTGCCAACATTGTGTTTGTAACCGTTGAAGAATCTCCAGTTGTAACAATCGTTCCAGTCGTGGCAGGTATGGTTAATACCGTTCCAGTACCAACAGCAGCAGTAGGAATAAACTGAACCGTACCAGATGTAGCACCCGCAAGCGTAATGCTTGAGATACCCGTAAGGGCTTGGTTGGCTGATGCCCTATTGAGAGCCACTGCGGTAGTTCCAACATATAAGGTTGAATTACCAAGAACTCCAGATGGAATAGTACCGCTTAAATTACCAGCCGTTAAAGATGTTAAGTTAGCACCCGATACCGCACCAAAAGAACCAGACCAAGTTCCAGAAGTAATCGTTCCAACTGTTACAAGATTGGCTAATGAAGTTAATGTGGTATTACTTGATGCAGTTATATTGGCAGCAGTTCCCGTAGTGTTCTGATTTAAAGTTGGAATATCTGCGGCAACAATAGCCCTAAAGGTTGGAACTCCAGCCGAACCATTGGGAGAAGCAAGAAAGTAATTGGCAGTCTTAGAGCCATAAGGATTTTGTGTATCTCCGTATCCAGAAGCAAGGCTAATAGCAGGTGTTGCACCACCACTAGACGAAACAGGACTCGTTCCCGTTACTGATGTGACTCCAGTATTAGCAACCGTTATGCTACCAGCACCGTTGGTAACAGAGATTCCCGTACCCGCAGTGAGTGATGCGTTCTTCCATAGTGAAGCAGTGGCATCATAGATAAGCGTATTACCAGATACCAAACTACCATTGATGGACACATCGTGTAGTTCGCTTAATTCAAATCCATTCTGAACCTTAACTAGAATCTGTCCGTTGCCGTTATTGGCTCGTTCAACAACACCGATAACCACTAGATTCGTAGGTGCAGATGGTTTTACATTAGTGATGCTACCAGCAGTTGTGCCTAGATATATTGTGTCTCCTGCCGAGTACGAACCTGTAGTTAAACCACCCAAAGTACCTTGAGTGATAATCATTCCCGTAGCGTTAGCAGCAATACTCTGTGCAGCCAAACCAAGCGTCTTAGACGATGTAGATTCAGCAGAACTAGAAGCCTTCTTTACGGATGCTCTATTGCCTGTTGCACCAAAAATATAAACCGCATCACCCAAATTAATCGTAGATGAGTCTGCATTGGTCACATAAGCATAAATGGACTGACCTAGGTCGGTTTGAACAGTATCTGAGTTAAAGCACAAACTGGCTGTCTTATTTGAGTCATTCCACAATATTCTTCCAGCAGCGAATGTCGTAGTTGTTGCAGTGGTATCAATATCAAAGTAATCAGACTTCGTACTAAGAAAGTCTGCATTACCAGAATCATCAATGGATGCAGCCGTAGAGTTTTGAATTATCTTACCCGTAGTACCATCAAAGCGTACAACGGCATTATCCGTAGAAGAAGCGGGGCCAGTGACATCACCTGAGCCAGACCCAGCATTTACCCACTGAACGCCTGTACCCGTAGAGGAGAGAACCTGACCATTGGTTCCAGCACCATTAGAAACAACAACGGTTCCTGAAGAAATTTCAAGACCATTTTTAACTTTAAAGTTTGTTCCTGCCAAGGTTCACTCTCCCCCTGAATATGTCTATTTAATTTTAGGCTACAAGACCCGTTGCAACAACTCTGTAAGTACAAGAAGTCGCTGAACCAGCAGTGGCTCTCAATGTGATAACACCACTTGAAACGGTGCAATCAAATGTTGCAATTTCCGTATTTGTGAATAGTGTTCCAAACTGAGTCCAAGTTACCGTTGTGCCATCGTGAATGGCTTGTACGGTAGCCGTTAAATAATTGGTTGACTGTGTGGCTTGAATCATAAAACAAGCACTACGAGCCGTAACGGTTGCAATAGATGTTGCCGAAGTTGTAGAAAGAGTTGTATTAATTGCAACTGTATTAGCGACTGTACTTCCGCTATAAGTAGCAGAAGCCGAAGTATCAATAATCGGAGAAGTTAAAGTCTTGTTAGTTAGCGTATCCGTAGTTGCACGACCTACTAGCGTATCGGTAGTAGTCGGAAGTGTTAAGGTTCCGCTGTTGGAAATGCTAGAGATAATAGGCGTAGTTAAGGTTTTGTTGGTCAAGGTCTGTGATGTAGTCTTGTCTACCGTAATGTTGGTATCGATAGCAAACGAACTACCCGTAAGGGTTAAACCATTACCAGCAGAGTAAGTACCCGCACCTGAGAACTGAGTCCAAACTAGTGCATCGGTTCCAACAACGGCAGGATCAGCAGTCTGTACCCAACCCGTATCGGCTAAACTACCCGTACCCGAAGAACCGTATTGTACGAAAGTAAATGCACCTGAAGCATCAGAACTTGCAGCCATATCGGTTGCACGAGTCCAAGAACCCGAAGCCACAACATAGATACCGTTCTGAGAACCCGTAGATTGGTCTTTGACAAGAATTCTGTCTCCAACAGTTAAAGACGAAACAGCAGCAGGAACATTGATATTGGTAACAGAAGTTCCCGATAATCCTAAATTACCTGTACTTGCGTATTTAACAGAGCCTTTAACATCAAGACCTTGAGCAACGCTATCTACATAAGATTTATTGGCTGCATCAGAAGAAATGGTTGGGTCAGCAACACTTGTAATCTTTTTAGATGCAACATCAACCGTACCTGTTCCATTGGGAACTAAATTGATATTTGTGTTTGTGCTACCAGCCGTAAAGGTTAATGCACCCGTACCCGTAATGCTACCTGTAGCAGTTCCTGTACCACCATTAGCCACAGGCACAGTACCAGTAAGAGAGATATCAGGAGTTGCACCACCCGTTGATGCGAGTGGAGATGATGCTGTAACGCTGGTAACCGTTCCAGAGTTGTTGGCTGCAATAGTAATGGTTCCATCACCATTGGTAATAGAAATACCCGAACCAGCACTTAAATTAGCAACGGCATAGGTATTGTTTGTTTTACCAATTAAAAGTTTTCCATCTGCAGGAGTAGTCGTTGTTCCCGTGCCACCTTTATTGATAGCGATAGCGTCTCCAGCCCAAACAGCATTAACGATATCTTGAGATATATAATTAGTACCGTCAAATTTTCCACAATCTAACCCGTCACGAACTCTAAACTTCTGACCAGCCATTTTCTTTCTCCTAGATGTTAATTAAAATTTTCATTACTCTTACGGTTAAATTGGAGTATAATGCGGTAGCAAGAAGCCTTACATTATTTCCAGATATGTCAGAACTAAAAGTGGCCAACGGCACACTTTGGTCTGAGTAAATTTTAGCATAGTCGACTAACTGGGTTGTCGTTGAGCCATCGTGAGTCACAATAAACTTAGATACTTGTTTGTAAGATGTACTTGGTCGCTTGACATAAATAAGATATTCACAAGCACCGTATAAAGTCTTATCAAATGAGTCAATCAAAAAGTTACCACTTTGACCCGTTACATAAGCACCACTGAATTCACCAACATTAGGTATCTCAAACGAACCAGCAACAGATGGCATAGCAACCCAATTGCTTACGCTTGAATCATAGATGTAAGTCGTAGAATCTGATATGTTATAGGCTTTTAAACCGTTAATAGGGGCATAAAAAACCCACTGAAGAACCCCACTTGGACTATAGGTGTATACGGCTATTTCCTTATCGTGACCACTGAAAGAACCTGTAGCACTAGAACCGACTATGTATCGGTCACCGCTTGTGGGGCTTGCAGGGGTTACAATTTGGTCGTTGTTGAGTACAGACAGGGAAATCGTGGCATCAATCTTGATTAAAGATTGATTAATAGCCTGTCTCCACTGAGACTCGCCATCATTGGTTTGACCACCGTATATGCCAAATACAGGCCCTGTAATCTGACTCATCAAAGTCCCCAGTTGTTGCCCCAATTTGCACCCCAACCAAAGGTTGGGTAAGTTGTGCTAACCGAGACTGTAAAGTTAATAGGTGTAATGTTTGTAAGGCCAATTTGAGTTGGCTCTGTAACTATAAATATACCATTTGCAGTAGTTTGATTTATGTTGCTTATATCAGCCTTTCTGTCTAATCTACCCTTATTGTTTTCCTTTATATTTGGCATTTGATCTTGAATGAGTCTCAAAACCCTATTAACTTCTTCCACATTCATTTGAGAGATTCGATGATACATTACGAAGGACTCTCCATATCTGTGTAACCGTATTCAACAACCAGCCTATTGGTATCTCCATAGGCTTCAAAATCCAAGTTGTACCCAATCCTTTGACCCTTCGGCAAGTTAAACTTTCTTGCTTTGGTTGGCACTTCGGTCAAACTAACGATATCGTCAGCAATCCAACTTCCGTCTATATAGCATCGTGAATACAAGGTTCCATTTCCGTAAAATTCAAGATGGTCATACTTTCTTCTTTCAGTAGTATTGCCAAAGCCCTTTTGCCCAGAACGAATAACTAATGGCATATTGGATTTACCAGAAAATAATTTCCATACGCTAAGTCCAGTATTTGTAGCAAATCCAAATCTGTATTTAATAATAATTTGTTTACCAACGCTGGATGATCCAAAAGTATAAACACCATCAGATACGGTATATTCATTGGCAGATGGGCTTGAAGCAACTTCTACCATTGAGATACTATCTGTTGAGTTATAAACGCTAACATTATTTACATAAGTTGCTGAATTAACTACAGTTATCTGATATGGAGATGTAGGAACTGTATATGTTTCAGAAGCAACAAATGGTTCTGCTTCAGAGTTTTGTGCTTTAAATGTAGATAAATTAGATAGGCTTCCATTGCCTTGATTATCGAATAAAACATATGCATCATCTAATTCATTCACAATAACATCTATGGGCTTCATACCTAGCGTGGTAATAGGGAATCCCTCAACTTGTAGATCAATGCAAATAGTTGTGTGAGCAGAGTAGTAGTCACTTTTAACATAAACGAGAAAATAACGACCATTATGATAGAAAGACTTAATATCATAAATAGCGGAAGGAATAGGGTTAGTTTGATAAAATCGGTTAGCACTTTCATCTGGATAATATACTCCATCGTTGAAGGCAAAATTGCCGTAGAAATATCCTAGTTTTGTTGGCATCCACCAAAAGTTTACAGGATATAAAAGTTTGCTGGGGCCTAATAACATATTGCTTGGGATTCGGTTATCGGTAATACACTGTGCGTTCATACCGTCAAATATCATCAATCCTCTTTTGCTTAGGTACACCAAACCCTTATTGGTTTTTTGAACCGTATAGGGTGCGATGCATCCCTCATTCGCATTAGTCTTTGATAGCGACATAGAACTTGGTTGATTGCCGTCTATGCGGTAAATAGCATCTTCACAGAGAACAATCAGAGCCGTACCAAAACTAGCCAAGGCCAAAGGCTTATAAGTAAAGTCATAGTAATACACATCAGGCCACGCATCGGGTTGCCCGATTGGAGTCCATTTGACTTTCTGACCATCTACCCCAAACAACATTCCGTAATGGCTTGTAAGCGATTGCAAACCAGCAGGCGGTGGCATAAAATCTATTTGCAAAGAACCAAACAAACCGTTCTCTGAATAGTATGATGTTGGCGTTTGACCCAAATACTGCGTGCTGGTTTTGTCTAAATGATTAGATGTAAAAATATCTAGTTTTTCTACAAGTTGGAAAGCACCCGCAGCACCTGTTCGGTATAAATTCCAAGTCTTGTAATAGCCATTATATGGAACCCATTTCGCAGAAGCACCCAGTTCGGTGGGTGATTCCCAAGCACCAATGTATTCGTTAATATCAAAAGAACCTTCTGGTATTGGATTTCCGTCCAAATCTGTTGTATATACCTTATATAAACCATTTATAATTTCTTCATCTTCTATTGATGTAACTGTAATTAAAGCACCAGAACCAATATATACGGAGTCTATGGTAATTACCAAACCACTACCAGTTCCTCCAAGATTCGTATTACTTGCCGTTAGTGTGTTATTTACTGCGTAACCGCTTCCAGCATTTGTTATGGTTACAGCAGAAACAACTCCACTAACAACCGATATATCAGCAATAGCACCAGTTCCCGTACCGCTAATATTTGTTAGTGGAACACTTGCAAACATTTGCGTAAATCCACCTGCGTATCCAGAACCACCATTAGTAATAGTTTTTGTTTTTATACTATTGTTGCTATTCAATGATGCAGCAGCCACTCCAAGTACATTGTTTACAACATAATTCAATCCTTGATCTTCTATATCAACTATGGTCACAACGCCATTAGACACCGTAATGTTGGCAGTTGCACCACTTCCAGAACCGCTTGTTAATGGAACATCCGAATAAGAACCATCTTTATACCCAGCACCGCCCTGAAAAGTAACTCTATAAATTCTACCCACAGCAGAATCAGACATATTCAGATACATAGCATCACCATCATTAATGGTTCCTTCGGATGGAACTGGGCTAATGGTAACTCTCGTTCTGCAAATACTTACATTCCCGTCTCCATCAATGTCTGTAACGGTAAAGTATTGCCTATCGTAACTTGTTTGCGTCAATAGAATTCCAAATTGCGATCCAGAACCAGATGGCAAATTAGTACCAGAACCGCTACTAACACCAACCGAACCACCGCCAGTGTACCCTACTCCACCGTCTGTGACTTCAATAGCAGCGATTTGACCCGAATTATCAACTGTTACAGTTGCTTTACCGCCTGTGCCAGTAGCACTCGTTAAATCAACATCTTGATAGATACCAGAGTTTATTTCAAATACATAAAAAGCAACTCCAGAACCACCAGTTACGGTTGCAGTTAAAGCATCACCAACTGAGTAATTAAGTCCAGAATCATTTATAGTTACATCGTAAATAAGCCCGTCGGAATTTACTTTCAAATCAATTGTTGCACCAGAACCAGTGCCTCCAGTAAGTGCAACATTTGTATATGTTCCAGCCGTATAACCAGAACCACCATTTGTTATCCATAAAGTTTTAATGCTGTTGGGTTTTGGATATCCAGAACCAGCGTTCGTTATAGACAAGGAAGATGAACCATCTTCTATGGCTTCGGGTGCTGGTTGTCCCTGATAAGGTATAGGTTCAAGTTCAATAAATACAACATCTCCAACGCCATAACCAGTTCCTGCTGTATCAACAGTCACGGTATCTACAACATCAAAAGCGGGGCCAGCACCAGTATTGGGAGTAAATGTAACATTTAGAACAGCACCAGAACCATTACCAGTTTCAGAGTAAACATTAAATAAATTAGTTATTTGTATTCCAGCACCAACTGGAGTGAAAGAAAATCCGTTATCAATTAAACCACCATATATTTGGTCAGTTGATGCTGGTATATTTTTAATAGCAAACTGAGTTGAGTTCAAAACAATAACTTTATATCTTTTGTTATTGTATGCTGGATTCTGCCAAGCAGAACCGCTAAATATAATTTCATCATCCGTTGTCAGTTTATGTGGATTTAGCGTAGTGAATGTTACTTGATTCAATGTCCTATTGTATTCTGTACCAGTAACATTAATAGGTTCATAATAAGGATATGTATCTACAGTAGATGGCCTTGGGTCTATTGTGAATGTATATCCATCATCTGTACTAATATCAACTGTTGATGGTTGAGAAAAATATCCATCATTTAAAAAATCTCTAGCAATGTTTCTTGATAGATTGGTTGTAATTCTGCTAGATATGTCGCTTAATCCAGATTCGTCAAAAACACCATTTACATCTCTTTCGTATGTATAAACATAAGATACTGGAAGATTATCAAAGTAATCATCAGGGCTATCTTCTTTTGGAGTAATTGCACCATTATCAGTCCAAGATGTTATTCCAGAATTAACCTTTTCAATTCTTTTCATTTCTCCATATGTGCTAGACCTACCCCATATAATGTAAGCGACAGCATCTAAAACAGAACTCCAAGTCAATTTTATATTTGCAGTATTCCCCTGACCAACAACAATATTAACTATGTTTGATGGCGATCCAACGCCTTTGCTGAATTCTGCTGATATTGCATAGTAGTATGTACCTTCAGATAATCCTCCACCACTAATCAGAACTGGCTTATCTACAATAGGAACTATAGGCTTCCCAGATGAAACAATTGCAGATGTGCTAGGCCTATCTGTTCCAAGAGGTACAGTAGTTCCTTCTACCATTTTTTGCGGTTTCAAATCTGCACTGCCAGTATAATCAACACTATTGATGCTTTCAGACCAGTATATTCTTTCAATACCGTCTATATAATCAGCAACATAATCTCTCCAATTTTCAGAGTAAAGCCATCGACCACGAAAATTGAATATCTTTTTTGTATCGGCATTTGAAACAATTTGATTAAACAATGGTTCTTTAAAGCAACGGGGAAAACCGCTACGCAAATCAATGTTATCCATCACCGTTCCAAACTTGTCGGGTAGAACCGACTTGTCGGCTATGATGTTTAACCCACCGCTAAAATCAAGTCTTATTTGTTTCATTGTGCAGAGTTCACCGCAAAGATCATCCAGTTCATACCCATAGGCGTGTAACCAAAACCCATAGTAGACATCTCAGTTGCACCACCCTGATACAAAACAGATTGATATTGTCTATTGGTTGTGGTTTGAGCAAAAATGCTTATCCAATATCTATTGGAACTTGAGTTGTCCGTAATCTTAACATTTAAGTTTTGTCTGTCGGTGTAACTTAAAGCCATAGAAGCCATCCAAACACAATCAGATTCTTGTGCTTCTCCTCCACCATTTGGGTAAGAAGGCAATGGAATCAATGTGCTTATGACACCTGCTGTATTTGGATTTGCTGGTGCAGTATTTTGCGGCCCACTAACTGGAGAAAAGTATCCATTGAGTTTTAGACCAATACCATTCTTTGCAATGTTATTGTTAGCAGTGCTAGTAGTAGTCGATGCTGCTATGGCTTGAGATACTTTTGCGGATATTAAATCATTAAACGAATTAACCTGTTGATTAACATAATTTACAGTTGCAATATTTTGACCTGCAATTTTTGCTGATGTTGCAAAGTTGGCGTTGTCAGAAGGTGCCCATCCTGTTGTTCCAGTAATAGAACCAGTGACTGACCCACCAGAGATAGGCAATAAACCACCATTAGTCTGATTAGTGTTATAAACCTGAATCCAAGCAGTATTAGCACCATTCCTTTCGTACAGAATGGATGTGTCTGTATCTAGCCATTGATAACCAGTGCTAGGCGGTGCTGCTGGCTCTGTGGCCTGAATATATCGGTTTCCAACTAATGACATTACAACTCCTTAATTAATTCTGTAAACTGTTGCATAAATGCTGCTGCGGCTTGAAAGTTTTGAGTGTCTCCATCAATTAGCAATAGCCAATAAGCAGCAGCGTATTTCAAAAATCTTTGATGAGTAATGGGCACTCTTGGATCAACCATATCGTAAGCGTAACCAGTACCACTACCAAATGCAGTATAGGATGTTGTGTTTATGTCGATTGTAAATGTATTGGTTGTCGTAGCCGTAATAGTGGCAATTTGATCGTTGAGTTCGGTCATCGTTGTAATGCTTCCAAACTTAACTTTTCTTCCAACCGAGAATCCGTGATTAGCAGAAGTCACCACACCGCTTGAAGCCTGTGTAATAGCCGTTATAGTGCGTTTATCGGCCATCGGTGTAGGTTCTTCAACATAACCTAGCGTAATAGTTCCATTACTTGGAATAGGCGTTACTCGAACAGTTTGACCGTCAAACATCATCCATCTTTTAGGATTTCCAGTAACGCTTTCCCATATTGGATTTTTATTAGTCTCTTCTACCACAGTTGTTTGTAGAAGCCATTTGTTTGGGCTGCCGTGCCCAACACGAGCAACTTGTATATAAGAACTTGGAAGTGTTGCTTTTCCACTTGTAAGAGTAAATGAATTTTGTATGTAAGATTTACCCGTAACAAATAAATAATGTTGAACAGCAAAGTTCAATCCTTGATTCATAGTCGAATCAGAGTAGGAAGTAGATAGCGAATCACTATCGCCAACAAGCAATCTCAAATCTGTTCTTAAAGATTCTAGGGTTTGCGGAATTAATGTAGAAACAATATCAACCATTACCAGCCCCAACTACTTCCCCATATGTCGCCAAAGGCCCCATACGGTTTACGCCTACGACCACCAAGAGGTCTGTTTGGAACTCTCAATCTTCCGCTTTGACCCTGAATGGCTATGGCTTTCAAATTAGACATTTCAAAATTAAATTTAACTTCATAGTCTTTGGCTAATTGCGGGTTGTTAGCGGGGCCACCAAGCATATAGGCTTCAGCAAGCGTTCCGTAGTAAACCGCTTCTTCTGACTCTGGAAGCAAAGGTATTTCATCTATTTCACCTACGGGTATAAACGAGTAAGTGATTTTAAATCTACCGCTTGTAATATCTATTGATGGCGGTGGATAGAGTTTGATATAGCCAGTTTCTGCGTCATAAGCCCATAAATTTGGTGCACCGAATACAGAATCTGGTTTAGCAAGTGCATTGTTTACTTCAACCAAATTACCCTCGCCAAGCGTTCTGTAGTCTCCAGTCGGCTCATCTGGGAGATCAGATGTGGTCGTTTCAAAGTTAACATAGTTAACGCTGCTGCCATTAACACCAGCATAAGTGTTGTTAGTATCAATACCAACATTAATGTTTCCCTTGCTGGTATTCGTAAAACTAGTATTGCAAAGATAAAAACCATCAAGAGGAGTTGCTACCGCAACGCCACCAGAAGTGTAGATTGAGTATTTAGAACTATCCGTAGTGTCTAAATCAACAGTAAATGTATTAGTAGTAACTTCAGTAATGGTTAGTAATTTGCCATTAATCTGAGTCATACCAGCCACATTAAATAGCGTTACATTGTCTCCTGCTGCATATCCGTGAGCAGCACAAGAAACAACAGCCTGAGATGCGATACTGATACCCGTTACAGTCTTATCGTCTGCAACTAGAGTATCAATTCTGTATAAATTAAAGTTGTTAAACCCATTGGGTGCATTGGGTGGAGAAGGCATTGTAACTGTAACTTGAGCATTTCCAGTAGTTGTAATAACAGTTGCCAATTCCGAATGATGAGAAACCCATCCCTGACCACCTTGTGCAACTACAGAATACGAGTGCCTTGTATTGTTGGCAAATCCAGTTCCAGAGGTAGCAGATACTGTAGGTGGATTGGGTTTGGGTATAACAGAATCTTGATAGCGAACCAGATGAATTCTGTTAATATCATTACCATCAGGGTCTACAATAGGTATTTGTGTTACAGGCCCTTCAACTACATAAGTAATTTCGTTTTGGGCTAACATAGTAAGTCGGCATATCCTACGCACAATTTCTTGCGTAAGATAGTCAACTTCGGCTTCCCGTAAGTCTGGTCTGTGTAGCCTAGTTTTTCCGAGTATAGACCTTACGGTATACGCCATCTAATCTCCTTATAGAATACCCTTCGTACTTTCTATAATAACATTAGCAATTTCTGCTTTATTCAGATGGGAGACAGGAACACCGAAACTAATGTTCTTTTCTGCTGCTATCTTCTGAAGTTCCTTGACACTCTTGCCCATAAGTTTGGCAACAGTATAAGGAGATTTCTTATCATCTTCTTCTTTTATGTCCATATAGACCATTTCAAAGTGGTCTAAGTTGTTTTCAGCGTGTGCTATAAGGTTGGCATTTTTGAGGTGGACACCATCAAAAGCCTTACCAGTTTCAGTATTTACGATCTTTACGAGTTGTTTTGCCATATATATCTCCATTAGGTAAGGGAGAGTTGGGGGGCCGAAACCCCCCATTTTCTCCTGTTGCGTTTGAGACTGTTATGAATACTAAAAAGTATTAAACATAAACAGGGATGCAAACCAACGAATCCGACTTCACGGTCTTAAATCCGTAGACTTGTAGACCTTTGATCCCGTATCCGAAGGTGTTTTGTAACGGCAACATTTCGTGTTTCACAAACTGACTAGCAAAAGTCAGGGCTGATTCGTGACCAACCAACAATTGGCTAGGTGCACTGCTGGTAGAACCAACGGCATTTAGCACATTGTTAGAAACATAAAGGTTCATTCCGTCAACTTGACCCACAAAGCCGTTACGAAGAGGAGACTCATCGTCACCAGTCGTAAGGACTTGTTTCAAGTCAGACAGTTTCAGGTAACGAGCATACTCTGGGTTAATAACAGCCCATCGTTTTCCGTCACGAGGAACATTCTTTTCATCTAACGCCTGACCCGCTTCCAAAAGAGGAGTAAGGTAAGTCGCAGTTGTTAAAGAACCAAGATTCACGGTTGAAAGAGTTGTACCAGCATCAGCATAAACTGATTGAAGCACGGACTTATCAACTGTGACAGCCATTTGCATAGCAGCGTCTTGAGTGATCGTGTCAATCAAGGCGATATCTGACTGGTAATCATCAATGTAATCAACTTTAAAAGCATAATACTTCGCTTGGTTGATTAACAATTGAATCTGCTCGTCAGACACATCTTGATAGTTAATAGCACTATTCACTGAATAGTTTTGAATAGAAATGGTAGGGACTTTACGGATATTGACGGTATCGCCAAAAGCCATAATTTCGCCTTCCCAGTTGTGATTAGCGATGGCGGGAACGACTGAAGCAGCATAGAATTTGTCTTGCAGTTTAGCGGAGTAAATCTGCGGTACAAATACACCAGCCGAAAGGTTCGCACCACTTCGTGTAACTTGTAAACCCATTTTAAAATTCCTTTAGTTAGTTGTTAAAAATTAGCATTGAAATCCGACAACGATAACTTCACAGATACCATTTTCGGGTTCAGTTGTACCGAGTGTGATGTCAATAGTGTCTGCGGAAGCATAGAATTTTCCGTTAGCAGAAACATAAGCACCATCTGCGGCTTTAATGCCAGTTGAATCCATCGTGGCAGCAGTAGTTGTCAGCCAACCATTAGGGTCGGTTGCATCTCCAACTTCAACAACAGAAGAGGCAGTGGTAGAAGCAGTCGTCACTTTGACAATTACTCCGTGAACATAAAAGTTAGCAGGTACTGAAATGATTTCAAGAACATCGCCAGTATCGCCTGAAGCAGAACCAGTAGCCTTGGCAAAGTCTACGGTTTTCTTGAGAACGGTAAATTCGGCAGAAAGTTGTTGAAAATAACCGTCAGCACCAGTTGTTAAATTGTAGGTGGACATTTGTTAATTTCCTTAAGTTATTTTGTTTTAGACAATTGCCTAGACATAAACTTATCAGCCTTATCCATTAACGCCTTGCGTTCAGCAGGGTTTTTGATTCTGTTAATCATATAAGGTAATCGTTGTAAATCTTCGGCAGTAAATTCAGGTTCATTAGTTTGACCCATATCCGAACTGACAGCAGCGTTAATCTTTGGAGAAACTTCTGCGGCACTTGGCTTGGGTCGTGAAACGACAGGCTTATTTGAGTCAACTGAACCCTTGTAGGCCTTAAAATCATCAATGATTTTTACGGCATCCCTGTCGTTAAAAGGGATAGTTCCTTCATACACGCCTTGATAAATAGAAGGTGCTTCTCCATAAATCCAAGTCTTAAAATCGTCAGACAAACGAACATCATCATAATCATTATGATGTTGTTTGATTCTTTCATCTCGCAAACGAATTTGCTCAAGGGCTTTAAACCTCTCTTGCTCTTCACGAGAACTTTTGATCTGTTGTTCTACGGTAGAAAGTCTTGAATTGATGAGTTGTTCAACTTCTTGTTTGACGGCATTTGCAGTTTCAAGATTCATACTCACTGTGTCTGGGTATTCTTCTTTCCACCTTTCTAATGCTTGGTTAACAAGGGAAACATTATTTACTTGTGCGGGTTGACTCATTTGTTGTTTGATAGCCTGTAACTCGGCTTTAAATCTTTCGTGTTCTTCAGCCTGTTGTTTCAGCAATCTATCTGCATCAGCGGCCTTACGCTGTGCTTCGTTCATTGCCTTAACAGCAGACTTGTATTGCTTTTCAGAAACAAGACCATCTTCAACAGTTTCAGCAGGTTGGGTTTCGTTGGCACTCGGACTTGTTGCTGCTTCTACTGGTTGAGATTCTGCTTGCGGTTCCGATGCAACTTCTGCAACAGGTTCAGTGGTCGGGGCAGATAGGTCTGGTATCTGGTTAGTAAACACTTTACTTTTACTACCCTCAGATGGAAACAAACCACCCTCTGCCGCTAACTGCTGTGCAAGAGCATCGGCTCTTTTAGCATTTTCACGGATTTCGTCACGCTTACTTGGCATATCTAACTCCTAGACGGCCTTACGGCTTGGTCATATAAAATTGAGACTCACGCCCACGAGATTGTGGGTTGGTGTTCTCATCAAATATTTTTATTGCTTCATCTAAATTTCTTATTTCTTTGAAGGCTTCAATGTTGCCACGAATTCTTAGCACTTCCTCAAAAGTTGCTACTCTCTCAAGAGAGTCACGCTTCTCAGAAATAAGAGAATCAATCAAATCCTGCAACTTAGCCCAATAGGGGCTATTGACTACAGGTTTGATCTCTTCTAATTGTTTTTCTCTAGTGTTCAAGTTCTTTGCTTTCAATACTTAATAATATAACATACTACTGTGGCGGTAGACCTTGTTGCGGTGGGATTCCTTGCAACGAAGGAACAACTGGCATTTGTTTAGGTGCAGTTTCTGGATAGCCTCCTGCTCTTTCAAAATTCATAGGAGTAGGTTGTGCTTGAGTTTGCATTTCTTGTGGCAACTGCAACTGTTGCTGAGATGCTGCCAAAGTCTGTGCTTTTATGATATCTAAAGCAAGTTTCATAGACGGACTCATTGCATCCTGAGATAAAGCCACTTGTTCGTAAATAGCGGGATAAGCAGGGCTTGAAGGCTCTGTATTCTGTAGCATTTCAAGTAATGCATCGGGTCTAGGCATTTCAGCACGGAGTTTTGGAACATTCTTCAGTTGTTCCATTTGTGCTTCTTGTTGCATCATATTTTGTTTAATTTGTTCTGCTTGTTCATCAGAATTGATCATATCGGTATCATTAAATCCGTGAATTCTGATCCACTCTTTAAGGATATTAATCTTGTTAATGTACGGCTTAAAGTCTGGGTCTTGCATCAATTGGACAAGTTGTTGCATAGAGCCTTCCTTGCCTTCGTTCTGCATCAACCTAGATACTCCACCAGCATCAATATTGAAGTCTCCCTTGATAAGCATATCGCTGGAATACTGCATATTCCAATCGTAAATGCGTCTAATCATCGGTTTTGTGATGTTGTTATCAATGTTGAATACAACGCCCTTGATATAGGTTGTTGCTGCGTTAAACAACATACTCATACCAGAAGCAGTCCTATTATGCTGACCTGCTGCTGAGTTAGAATAACCCGAAGTCATATCTGGCATAGAAGTCACTTCTTGAATGAACATCTTGAAGTTGTCTTGCAAGAGTTTGAGTTCTTGAAGAATACTAGGCACTGGAACAAAAGTAACAGGCGGTGATGTGATTCCTTCTAAGGTTTTAAGTGGCCATACGCCCCAAGGTTTAATTCCTTCAAACTTAAATCCGTTAATCATACGGCTCGTGTCGTAAATGACTTGAGGCCCAGCAGCGATACCCATATTGTCCACCATCGCACGAGCAGCAGCGTTCACAATGTCTTGTGGGTCACGCATCTTTTCGGGAATACCACGACCCCAGATGTTATAGAGAACTTTCTCGTAGGGACAAACCATAAACGGAATGTAGGGTTTCTCAAGTTGACTGATAGCAATCTTGATGCAGTAAGAACCAATAGACCAAATACAAGCCATATATTGTTTGTGTTTGTCGTAACCGTCTGGCATATCCACACCAGCCAATTCTAGTTCACGACCTGAGACATAGCCCCAATACTCAAGGGCTACAAATCGATCACCCCTAGACAAAGGAGTCTGTCTTTGATTCAAGGCATAGACTCGGCTTTCCCAAGTCTCGGCTGTCCAGTTACCCTTTGGATAGGCATCTAGACACTTTTCTATTTCATCGGCTTTGAATCCATCTATCTTAGCCAAATCTACAAGTTGAGATTTATTGAGAACTCTGCGGTGAACAACCCACATACAATCTTCAATACAGAAAGCAGATGGATCAGGATAAAACTCAAAGGGAGAAACAATTTCAAAGTCAGGTCTTGGGTCTTCGTCTGGTGCTACAAGTTTGTAGGTTTGCTTCTTGGCTTTAACCATACCAATAGCACCTTTGATTTTATCTAATACACCAGTGCTTTCTTCATCATCAACAAGCATCCACTTCTTAGGTTCTGGCGGTGCAGAGAAAGGCCCCTTAACAACCATCGTTCCCAAGATAACCATATCCAATACGCCTCTTGCAAACTTTTCTTCCCAATGCGTTTCTTCTAGATTGTCGGCAATCTTAACTCGCATACCATCGCAAGCAATGTTTGCTTTTAAAATATTCTCTTTTAAATTTTGTGGAAGCATTGGGTTTTTCTCTGCTTCCTGCGTATTGGTAAATCCTAATCTGACCAAATCTGGGTCTGGCGTTGGCTGAATAAACCAAGGATAACCCTGCGGCCCAGTCATTGTGGTTAAAATTTGTGAATAGGCAGCCATTGTTTTCATCTGCGTAAAATTAAGATAAATGCCAGATTGATTAGCATCTTCTTCTGCACCGTAATAATCAATTCCGTCAAAGGCCATCTTAGCCGATAGCCACTTTTCTTGCTGTAGGAACCTTAAATTCCTGCACCAAGTAAATCTGTCTTGAACTAATTTGGCTAAACCCGTTGTTATACTTACTGGTTTACCCGCTTCAATAGTACCAAATTCTTGACCCATTATATCTCCTAGTAACCGATTCTTTTATTAATTGGCTTCCATTCATAGTTTATCTCATACTTACGATTTAAGTCTGGTGGTGCTACTGCTTTGTCCCAAGCGGTAACGCAATAACGCAACGCATCCATCAAATCGTCATCTACTTTGTGTATGTCACCGTTCTCCTTAAAACGATACAAACGCATTTCTTTCAGTGTTTCTACGCAAGACTCAAATATATAAAGTTGTTCCGTAGCGATTTTTGCTCTAATTAGTGATATACCATAGTTTACCCTATTGTCCGCAGGCATCAAACGATCATCTCCCATAATGTCTTGAAACATTTTGTATGGAGAATCTCCACTAGCAATGGAACGCTGACGAGAATTTGGATCAATAGCAAACCTGCAAGGCCAATCTCGCAGTTTGTATGCGTGATAAATAGAAGTTTCGCCTGACATTTTGTACTCTTGGTGTATGTATCCCACACCAGACTCATCATCAATGGCTAATTTAACAGCACAAGTAGGATGAGATATACCCACATCAAGTCCAGCAACCGTTCTCCATCTGGGATGTATGGTGAAATCTGAAACAGTATAGTCAGATTCGTCAAATTGGTAGATTTTACCAGAACCAATACTTGGTTTTCCGTATTTACGGCTTTCTATCTCGTGAGGCCCTAGTCCTGCTATCTGAAGTTGCTTATCTACTTCAGATAAATGGGTCACATCATCCCAAGTCAGGTAATGTACACCATAAATACCGTCTTTATTGCTTATCATTTCATCACATAAAGGCGTTATACCCCTCAAAGGGGTAAAAGTAAGGAAAACATACCCAGAGGCCGCAATTGTTCTCATTTTGGCTTCCTTGTAGATATCTTCTGGTGGTTCCTCATCGCACCAAACTAGGTCTACTGTACTTCCTTGGAACTTTTCTCGACCCTGATCATAGGAAAAGAACTGAATTAGGCTAGAACCACCAGATTTATGCTTGATTCTTGCTATATCTATGGCGTGTGGGATACCACCTTTGCGTATGGGGTCGCCAATAATGGCTTGTTTGGGTATCAAACCCGTTCCCCACTCACCTAAAGGGCCAAATAACTTCTCTTGCAGGGTATCTCGGACACGGGTTGAGGACTCTCCTGCCACCCAAACGGTCACAGGGCGGTCAAATTTGATGCCTTTGTACCAATTGGGGTACTCACCAGTCAAATGATAGGCACAAAATGCAGAGCCAACCGTAGTTTTACCCGACTGATTACCCCCAAACAGAGCCACAACCTTGTGTTTGT